CATCAACATATGATGCCAAGTTCACTAGATCGATAGAGGAAATCAGGAAAGATGAACAACGCAGTCATTATGGTACTGGTGCTTTACACATATCATCAATCTATTCAAAAATGTCATCATAGGAGAAATAAATGTCGGCAATGTCAGATTATCTAGAATTAAAATTTCTAGATCACTTTACTGGAACAGCATCAACTTCTGCACCTTCCGCAGTCTATTTAGGACTATCTACTGGAAGTTTTGCGGATGGTAATAGTGGAACAGAATTATCAGGAAGTAATTATACTAGAAAAGCAATAACGTTTGCTTCCGCATCCAGTGGATCAATAGCAAGTAATGCAAATGTAGAATTTAATCCTGCAACTGGCTCATGGGGTACAGTGAGCCACTGGGCGATTTTTGATGCCAGTAGTTCAGGAAACCTTTTATTTCATGGTGCATTTACTGCATCAAAAGCAATAGCAAGTGGAGATATATTAAAAGTAGCAAGTGGTTCTTTAACAATATCCGCAGATTAGGGTTAAGTTATGGCTACCTTAGAACAGCTAGATATTTGGGGCAATATTGATGCTCTTGATAGTTTAGGAACTCTTGAGCAACTAGATAATTTAACATTACATGAAGCCAGTGCTAGTGCATCAACTTCAGCTAGTGTCAGTGCTAGTGCAATAAGAATACAAGTTACAAGTGCTAGTGCTTCTACTACATCAACTGTATCAGCTACAGCAAATACTGTAATTCTGATTACAGCAAGTTCTGCTTCAGTTGGAACTGTATCGGCTACAGCAAATTATGAAGTTACAGTTGTTGCAAATGGAAGTGTAAGTGCCACTGTTTCTGCAACCGCAAATAGGGTACAATCAACCACTGCAAATGCTACAACGACTGCATCAATATCTGCAACCGCAAATAGAATACAATTTGGAGTTTTATCAGGAGCAACTTCAGCAAGTGTTACATCTACACCTAATTATGAAGTAAATCTTTCTGTAAGTTCTTCAGTTTTAGCAACTGCAAATGTAGTAGCAAAGATAATTGGAGAAGATTGGTCTGAGGTTGCAGAAGGATCTGAGACTTGGGCAATACAAAATATTGGTTCAGAAGTATGGACAACTCAAAATGTTGGAAGTGAGGTTTGGTTTAGGCAATGATAGATTTCGGAGAATGGTTGCCTGATCAGCAGGCAATAGCAAGTCCTCTTCAGGTGGCAAAAAATGTTATTCCTTCTGCGGTTGGATATTCTGCGGTCAAAAATTTAGGAGATTTTTCACTTGCAGGGGATGCTAGATTACAAGGTATTTATTCTAATAAAGATAGCACTGGATCAATAGAATTATTTGCAGGAGATGCAGGCAAATTATATAAATTTAATACTAATAATAGTCAGTTAGCGGATGTTTCAAAGTCAGGCGGATATTCTTTAGGAACTGATCAATATTGGAACTTTTGCACATTTGGTAATAAAATTATTGTTGCAGGAGATACATCTCAAAGATTGCAGTTTATAGCTTCAGGCGGTACTCAATTTGCTGATTTAGCATCTAATGCACCTCAAGCAAGATATGTGGCTATAGTTCGAGATTTCGTTGTTACTGGATTTTCAGGCGGTCAATCTCAAATTACATGGTCAGGGATTAATGACGAAACAAGTTGGACAGCAGGATCAAATCAAAGTGATTTTCAAATAATTCCTGATCAAGGTCATGTGAAAGGTGTCGTTGGTGGAGAATATGGTATTATCTTTATGGATAATGCTATTGTCAGAATGACATATGTTGGCAGTCCATTAATATTTCAATTTGATACAGTAGAAACAAAAAGAGGATTAGCTTTTGAGGGTGCTTATGCAAGTCTAAGTCCTTCTGAGATATTCTATTTATCTGATGATGGTTTCTACTTTTGGAATGGACAGCAAAGTATTCCGATAGGTGCTGAAAAAGTTAATAAGTTTTTCTATGATGATTTAAAAATATCTAATGCGGATCGTGTAACAGCTAGTATAGATCCAACAAGAAGTATAGTTGCATGGGGTTATCCAACTGGAGATGGTAATCCTGACAGAATATTATTTTATAACTATGCTGTTAAAAGATGGTCTTTTGCAGAAGTTACGCATGATATGTTGGGCAGTTTTCAGACTGCATCATATACATTAGAAGGATTAGATAGCATTAATTCATCAATAGATGCCTTAGATATTTCTTTAGATAGTAGAGCATTTAGGGGTGGTCAGTTTGTTTTTGGTGGTGCTAAAGATAACAAAATAGCTTTTTTTGGATCAGGAAACTCTTTGCCTGCACAATTAATTTTAGGCGAAAGAGAGTTTTCAAAAGGCAGATTAACAAATATTAACCGAATATATCCATACTTTGATGGGGGCGATGTAACTGTTACTTTGAAGTCAAGAAACACTATGGCTAACAACGTAAATATTTCAGGAACAGAAGGTCTAATAAGTCTGCAAAGTCCATTTAATGATGGAACAGCAGGATCGTTAAACAATGAAGGATTTATTCCAACTAGATCTAATGGAAGGTTTCACACTATCCAATTTGACTTAGACAATGCTTTTAGCGGATCTTTTGAAAAAATATCAGGATATGAACTAGAATTGCAGGCATTAGGCAGGAGATGACTTATTTAAATTTACCTTACAATGGCGGAACTCCAAGAGAGATTGCTAATGTTGTAAACAATATAATGAATGGAAAGATCAACTCTACTGGCAATGTAACTCTTACAAATAGTTCTGCGACTACAACGTTAAGTGATGCAAGAATTGGATCGACAAGTGTCATATTATTTATGCCAACAACCAGTGATGCTTCAACAACGACTATTCATGTTACAGCAAGACAAAAAGGGCAGGCAACATTAAATCATGCAAATGCTACAACCACTAGATCCTATGGATATATCGTTTTCGGATAACGTTCAAAGATGCAAAAAGTGGATAGTTGATGCGTTAGAATATGCTCATAACAGTCATACTTTTGATGAAGTTATTGAAATTGTAAAAAGAGGAGATGCACAATTTTGGGCATTTTCTGACAGTGCAATTATTACTGAAATTATAAGTTATCCGCAACGTAGAACTTTGAGATTTTGGCTTGCAGGCGGAAACTTAAAAAGACTGTTAGACGTAGAGCCAAACATTAGAAAATGGTCTATATTATATAACTGTAAGGCAGTTGAAATTATAGGTCGGAAAGGTTGGGGAAAAGTTTTGAAAAATTATAAACCAACTGCAACTGTTTTTATAAAGGAATATTAGAATGTCAAAAGGTGGTGGCGGAGGAAGTTCAGGCACAGTCAATACTACAGTTGAACCGCCTGCGTATGCAAAACCCTTCTTAGAATATGGTTTAGCTGAGGCTAAAGATCGCTATACGAGTGAGATGCCTTCATACTATCCAAACTCAACTACAGTTGGATTTAGTCCTGAAAGTCAAATGGCTCTTAACATGACAAGAGATAGAGCTTTAGCAGGAAGTTCTTTAGTAAATAATGCTCAAAATTATATTGGCAATATTGCTCAAACTGGTGGCGGTTTAGGGTTAGGATCAAATATATTTCAAAGAGCCTCAACTGGTGGTTTCCAAAATGAAGCAATGCCAATGGCTAGAAATATGTTAGGCGGTGCAAATTTTGATGAAGTATTAGATTACACAAGATCGACTGCAAGAGGAGATATGCTTGGTAGTAATCCATTTTTGCAAGGTGCTATTGATAGAGCAATTGATCCAGTAAGAGACAAAATTCAATCCCAATTTGCAATGTCAGGAAGATATGGTTCAGGTGCAAATCAGGATGTACTAGCTAAGTCTTTAGGAGATGTAGCTTCTAACATTTCTTATGGGGATTATCAGCGAGAAAGACAAAATCAGTTACAAGCACAACAACAATTAGGAAATTTAGCACAACAACAATTCCGCAATCAATCAGGTGCTTTGGGTGCATTAGGAAACTTATCTCAGGCAGATATTCAAAGACAATTAGCAGGCGGATCGGCATTAAGTGCTTTGGACACTGCGAGGATGCAAAGACAAATGGAAGGTGCAAAGTTAGCACCACAATTTGCTG